GTTAAAGAAGCCGGTTACACCCAGGAGAAAATGCCTATGGCTGAGCTGTTGAAATCACGTTCACCTAGGCTCCGCAAGAGATATAAACGCGCATACTGGATGCTCCATCGGAGTGGACAGTCAAAGTTGCGCGAAATCTCTCGCGTTTCCCCAGTGTTGAAGAAAGAAAAGATGAAGCACGGCAAAGCACCACGGTTTGTCATGTCTCGAGATACTCGATTTACACTGAATCATCTACAGTATACCATACCTATCGAGCAAGCGTTCTCCAAATTGCCACAATGCGGAATTGGCAAAAACTTCAAACAACGCGGAGACGCATTCCGAGACCATGTCTGGAATGACATAATGGCAAAGACCGACTTTTCCAAGTTCGAATCGTCAAAGCGTGTGGAATATCGTGAAATGGTCACTGCTCAATTTTACGAAAAACTCATGGGTCCTCTTTGGGAAAAGGAGTACCGCCACGTGTTTAATGAGACTCTACATACTAGAGGTGAAACGCTGAACGGCCTAAAATATCATTTTGATGGCTGTCAAATATCCGGCGATGCCTCTACAATTCTCGACAATACTGTGGATAATTGGATCATGAGTGATTATTTTCTACGCTTTAACGGCATGACGAAATTCCGTTTTAACGTCATGGGAGACGATGGAATGCTTAGCCTAACCAAATCTGATTATGTCAACACCTACCAACATTTTGGTTTTGACATCAAACTTGAGTTAGTGTACGACTATCATGATGTGGACTTCTGTTCATCTAAGTTCATTATGATTGAGCCCGGACAGTTTTATCAGGTTCAAAACCTGCGCACTCTTCTCGACAAGATACAGTACGTTATCAATCCTACTTACTACAAGAGTTTGGATGAGTACTATGCTTCTATTGGATACATGTATACTATTCTGTACAAAGGAATACCCGTCTACGAAGATCTCGGCAGATGGTTACGTAGCTGTGTCCAAGGGCGTCACTTCGCCAATAAGGAGATTCTTGAAGCGAGCTACGGTGCATATTCTGCTTTCAAACAGGTCGAAGAGTTTAAAGTGGACTCTGTCTTGGCAATGAAGGAAATCATGATAGCTTTTGACTTCTCACACAGTGAGTACGAACATCTGTTGAGGATCTTTGCAGCGCCGCTTAGGTTCGATGCTAAGTACTGTGAGAAGTTGAAACAACCCAGGAACCATTCAGAGGTAGATGAGTTCCTATACGAGGACGCTTGGGATTATATCGTACCCTAAGCAAAATGTGAGCGGTCAGCCATAAGAAAATAAATAAACGCTCTAAGTCCTCGCTCAGGGGTTCCTAGTTTTGGT